TGTGATGAGACAGGCGTCTACCCGGGAGAGTGTGAAGTGGCTCCGTCGCATCATCTCACGCATTGAGATACCGCATTCCAACAGGAGCGTGGTGGCTCCATCGTCCACCAGATATGCATTGCCTGTGCTGCCGCTGGCCAGTGTCTTTATTTCCATACAGCCTCACCGTTAAAACGGAGCAGCGGTAACGGGCGGAGCCGCCGGGGCCGCCTGCTCTACTTTGCTGGTTGGCTCCGCTGGTGCAGGTGCAGGCTCGGAGCGGGGCGGTGCCGCAGGTGGCATTTCTACTTCCTGCGGGCCGGATGGGAGAGCATCCATATCAGGAATTTCACGATATTCGGCGTCGATGGTGTTGTCGGATTCCGATACCGCCATGCTTTTGTAGTAGGCGGACAAGGAAAGTTCATTTGCAAAATCCTTCGGGATAGGCTTGACCGCATTGTTGCGCATTTTACGCAAAATCATCCGCTCACGGCTCCCCTCCATCCAAGCGGGGGAAATGTATGGCTTCAGTTCAGGAATGTCGAGGATCTCGTCGATGTCCCTTCCATCCATCAGAGCTTTCAGCTCGGACTTACGCGCATCAATTTGCTGTTTCTGCTGTAGCGTGGCCTTGTAACGGCTTTCTGCAATGCCGAAGGTTTCGTTCATCATGTTGTTGTTGATATGGGCGACCAAGTTCGCACGGACTTCAGCGCGCTCACTGATGAAATAGCGCACGGTGCCGTCCGTGAAGCGTACAGGATAGACGACGCGGGCATATTTTCCAGTGCCG